TCCAAAACAAAATAAAGTTGACATGAGTAAAGGAGGAACAGGTAGCTTTTTAAACCTTCCTTATCATAATGTTAAAATGACAATGCGTTATGCTATTAAAACAGATGGTTCGGCTATGAATCTAGAAGAATTTTTTGTCGAATATGATAAAGTAAAATTAACTGAAGATCAATTAAGAAATTTAAAACTAAAAGAAGAAAAAGAAGTTGACAATCTACTTAAAGGTGCTCCACCATGTTTGGTTACAATTTCAAAACAAGGTATTCCAAATGGCCAAAGAAATAATGCAATGTATAACTTTGGTGTTTATACTAAAAAAAGATTTCCAGATACTTGGGATAGAGAATTATTTAAATATAATGATGCTTATTGTAAACCGCCATTAGAAAAGAAAGAAGTTGATACTATAATTAAATCTATTGATGGAAAAGAATATAATTATAAATGTAAAGATGAACCTATTGTTTCTTTTTGTAATGCGAAGAAATGTGTAATGCAAGAGTTTGGAGTAGGTGATGGATTACCAGAGACAGAAATAAAAGAAATACAGAAGTATGATTCTGATCCTCCTCTTTATTATGTAACAATAGGAGATGAACAAGTTGAAGTAGAATCACAAGACTTACATGAACCAGATAGATTCTCTTTAAAATGTTTAGAACAAATAGATCAAGCGATGCCACCAGTTGGCAAACTAATTTGGAGAAAGGCAATAAATAAATTATTAAAAAATACCATCCCAATAACAGCTCCAGAATCTACAAAAATTCATATACAACTTAAAGAACTACTAGGTGATTATATAAATAAAATACCTGGAAAAGAATGGAAAGATATCTTACGTGGGTTATCGTATACAGAAGAAGGCGTAAGTTATTTTAAATTTAAAGACTTTTGGAAATATATAATAAGAACAAAAATTTGGGATACAAAAAAATATCCAAAACAAAAGACAGCAAGAATGTTAGAAACTTTATTTGATGCAGAGGAGATACCAGGCAAGATAGCAAATAAGAGTGTAAGATATATGGCTTTACCTACAGTAAAATTAGAAAAGCCAAATATAAGAAAGACAAAAATGAAGGAGGCTCCTTTTGCATAGAATAATTATACCTGGTCCACCAGGTACCGGTAAGACTCACCGACTTATGTATTACCTTGATAAAGAATTAAAACAAACAGATCCTAAAAAAATAGCCTACATAGCTTTTAGTAATGCTGCTGTGAAAGAAGCTAAAAGAAGAATTAATAATGATGATGTGTATGTAAGTACGATGCATGCTATGGGAACCCAAGAATGTGGAATCAATACCAAAACACAATTAATAAAAGGAGAGAAATGGAAAGGTTTTAAAAACTTTTCTCCTTATTGTAGAGATTTATCTTTTGAATCTAGAATAAATGTAAATGGTTATGTTGAACATACTAATCCACATATGAGAATTATTGAGTTTGCTAGAAATAAAAAGATATCTATCTTAGAAGCAGCTGTTGAACTTGAATTACATTACACTACAGACATCTGGCTCACAGAACAAATAGAAGCCGATCTTAAACAATATAAAAATCAAACAGGTATGATTGAATACTCTGATATGATTTCCAAGTTTGTCCAGGGAGATAATTGTCCACCACTTCAAGCTGTCTTCCTGGATGAAGCTCAAGACCTGAGCCCCCTGCAATGGGATATGTATTTATACATCGAGTCCAAATGTACTCGGTCATACATTGCAGGGGATGACGACCAAACCATCTATACTTTTCAGGGAGCTGAACCTAGTATATTTATAAATTTAGAGGGAGAGAAAGATCCACAGATACAATCAAGAAGAGTTCCAAGAAAGATACATGAATTAGCGGTCTCAATTTTTCCTCACATGACTCAACGTCTAGATAAAAAATGGTTACCTAGAGATGCTGAAGGACAAATTTTTAGAGATGTAGATTTTGAATCAATAGATTTTAGTAAAGGTAATTGGATGGTTTTAACTCGAACTAATAAAATGTTAGAGCCACTACGTAATCATATGTACAGAATGAATTTAAGGTTTGAAGCAAAAGCTCAAGAGTTATTACCTAATAAAATGTTAAATGCATACAGAGTTTGGATAAGATTAAATCAAGGAGCTAGTGTTAATAAAGAAGATGTAAAAGATTTATGGGATTTTCTAACAGTAAAACAAGGACATCTTACTAGAGGTTTTTCTGGTGGCAAGTCTCTAGAAAATATTACATCAATAGATTTAGATGGATTACGTACTGATCACGGGTTGCAAGCGACGGGGAGCTGGGAAACATTAAACTTTCCAGAGTCAAGTAAAGAGTACATTAGAAGCATTCTAAAGAGCGGTGACGACTTAATGAAACCGGCTAGAATAAAATTATCTACAATACATAGTGTCAAAGGTGAAGAATGTGACAACGTTGTTTTACATACGGACATCGAAAAAATCATCTATGATTCAGGCGTAAGGAATCCTGATCCTGAACATCGGACATTCTTTGTAGGTATTACTAGAGCCAAAGAAAATTTGTATCTAGTTCAACCAACGTATGAATATCAATATAATATAGGAGCACCAATAATATGACATCACCAGATGACTTTAATAAGATCTTTCCTCAGGATAGACAGGTAGGTGGGAATCACTATAAGAATTTTCCCATTCAACCCTATGAATTTATTTCAAAAAATAATCTCTCATTCTTTCAAGGATGTGTTGTGAAATATGTTTGTAGATATCTTTATAAAAATCAAGTCGAGGACTTAGAAAAAATAATTCACTATTGCGAATTAGAGATACTTAAGATAAAAGATACTAAGAAAAAGAAATAATGAGATATAAATTTAATGTAATAGAGGAAGGCAAAGAAGAACCTATTGTAATTGAAGCTATGAGTTACAAAAAGTTTTTAAAAAGATTAGATAAATCTAAATCTTATAATGTTGATTACATAAATAAAAAAGGTAATCATCTTGCATTTAAAATATTAAAAGGAAAGAAAGAACTATAATGTTTCAAGTGCAAACAGAATGGGATTGTCCCGATCATTTTCCTGACTTATCTGATGCAAAGTATATTGCCATAGACTTAGAAACAAAAGATTTAGAACTTAAACAAAGAGGATCAGGTGCCATACAAGGACGAGGAGAAATTGTAGGTATAGCTGTAGCTGTTGAAGGATGGAAAGGTTATTACCCTATAGGTCATGAAGGAGGAGGTAATCTAGATAAGAAGACAGTATTAAAATGGTTTAAAAAAGTTTGTGAGACAGATGCTATAAAAATTTTTCATAATGCTATGTATGACGTATGTTGGATTAAATCATATGGAATAGATATTAAAGGTCATATCATGGATACAATGTTAATGGCATCCTTAATTGATGAAAATCGATTATGGTATACATTGAATAGTATCTCATATGATTACCTAAGAGAAGTTAAAGATGAAAAAGCTTTAACAGAAGCTGCAGAGTCATGGGGTATAGATCCTAAAAAAGAATTATATAAACTACCAGCAATGTATGTAGGTAATTATGCAGAGAAAGACGCTGAACTAACTTTAGAATTATTTAAAACTTTATCCAGAGAAATACAAAAGAAAAATCTTGTAGAGATATTTGATTTAGAAACACAGTTGTTTCCATGTTTAATTGAAATGAAGTTTAAAGGGGTGCGTGTCGATGTCGAACGCGCTCATAAATTGAAAGAACAGCTATCCACACAAGAAATGCAATTACTATCGAAAGTAAAAAAAGAAACACAAGTAGATGTTCAAATATGGGCAGCAAGATCGATTGCCAAAGTGTTTGACAAACTTTCTTTACCTTATTCCAGAACAGAGAAAACAGGTGCACCATCATTTACAAAAAATTTCCTTTCAGGACATCATCATCCATTAATACAGAACATAGCAAAAGCTAGAGAAATTAACAAGGCACACACAACCTTTATAGATACCATACTAAAACATAATCATAAGGGAAGAATCCATGCAGATATAAATCCAATTAGATCAGATCAAGGAGGAACAGTTACAGGTAGGTTTAGTTATTCAAATCCAAACTTACAACAGATCCCTGCAAGGAATAAAGATTTAGGACCTATGATTCGTTCTTTATTTTTACCTGAAGAAAAACATAAGTGGGGTTGTTTTGACTATTCTCAACAGGAGCCAAGACTAGTTGTGCATTACGCAGCAGAAACACAACCTATTTGTTATGATCAATCTGTAAAAGATATTGTAAATAAATTTAAAGACAACTCTGTAGATTTCCACCAAACTGTAGCAGACATGGCTAACATATCTAGAACGCAAGCTAAAACAATTAACTTAGGATTATTCTATGGAATGGGTAAAACAAAACTACAAGCAGAACTAGGTTTAAGTAAGAAAGAAGATGCAGAAAATTTATTTAACCAGTATCATGACAACGTACCTTTTGTTAAAGACTT